GTGACAGGTCGCAGACTGTTCAACACTCCGTCAGCGGCGACACGAACTTTCTCAAGAGCGTATGACCACACGTCGGTGACGCCAGCGGATTCTGCTTCTGCAATAGAAGTCAAGATGAGACTGTTGAGATATTCCGTACCGAGAATGTTGCTCAACCCTGCAACCGACTCAGTATTCGTGAGCATCGCTTTTGCGTTCTCTTCTAGTTTCTCTCTGTTGTCGTCGAACGCATCAGAAATGTTGTCAAGTGCTACTATCGAGGCTAACAACTGATCGCCGTTCAATTTGCCTGCACGATACTGATCGAACAAAACGCCAACTACTGTATTGCTCGCAACGTTGAACGAACCCATGACTTCGATCATGTCTTCCATCTGAGTCTGTGTACGTGTGCTGTTGTCAGTTAATCTGTTCATCTCGAAGGCTATTTCCCCGTAGGCATCAGTCCCGTTTTCAGTAGCCGCCCGAACATTCTCGATACTGATTCCCGTATCAAGAATTGCCTTAGAAACACCTTCAGCACCAAGTTGAGCAAGAACAAAAGCGTCGGCACCTGACTTAGCACCAAGCGGATTATCTGTAGCCTGACCCTTGAGTGCGGCATACTCGTCAATCAAAGCAGTCACGTTATTTGTCAGATTCGCCGCTTCGTCACCCGCATCTATGAGAGCACTCGTCAAGTCTTCTTGACGTTCTTTCGCTTGCTGTGCGTTCTGACTGAACGAATACCAAACAGCCGCCACAGCGACGACAGCCAAAGCAACACCAGCGATGATCGGACCAGCCGCCGCAAACTGTGCGATCGCACTCGTGAACGCTGTCGTCGCCATAGCCGCTTTCAATGCGGCCCACGCTTTCACTAACGAACCGAGCATGATCAACAACGGGCCAGCGACAGCAACAAGACCGGCGAACACAACGATGATCGTCTTCATGAAGTTTGGCAGAGCGTTGATCGCTGTCATAACTTTCTCGAACGCTGTCGCAACAAACTTCAATGCAGGCACAACGATCGGTACAAGAACTTGACCGAGACTGATGAAAGCATCTTTCACTTCTGCCATGACTTGCTTCATCTTGAAAGCACCAGTCGACGACATCGCTTGGAACGCTTTGTCTGCGTCACCTGTGTTGTCAGCAAGGTTTGCGAATATCTGTGTCGTGCTGTCTGTTGCTTCACCGAACATACTCATGATGCCTGTCAACGCACGCACGTTGCCGAAGACTGCCGCTTGTGCTTCGTCGTTATCACCGAACGCTGTTGTCAGTGTCTGCAACGCTGAGAGCAAGCCTTTCTCTTTGATCTGTTGACGTAAGCCTGCACTACTCAGACCGAGACTGTTCATCGTCTCTTCTGCTTGTTTGGTTGGTTGCAGTAACGAAGACAAGATTCCACGTATCTGAGTTGCCGCTTCGCTTGCGTCTGTACCGTTACGACTCATAGCCGCAAACGCCGCACCGACTTCGTTGAAAGAGACACCCATCGCTGACGCAATAGGAAGAACTCTAGGCAAAGCACCAGCAAGAGCGTCTGCTTCCATCTTGCCTTCACGAACTGACGCAACCATCAAGTCTGTTGCTTCTGCCGCAGATAAGTTCTCGATACCGTAAGCGTTCAACGCAGACGACACAGTGTCAGCAATGATGCTCGTATCGCCCATACCGATCGCTGATGCTTTCAACGACTGCTCAAGAACTTGCATCGCTGTCGCACCGTCGATACCTGCTGACGCAACGAAGTACAAAGCGTCAGCGGCTTGTACAGCACTGCCACCGTATTCTTTCGCCATTTCACGAGCGGCGATACCCATGTCAGCAACTTTGTCTTCAGACAAGCCGACCATCGCCACGATCGACTGCATCGAGAACTCAAAGTCGTTCGCTGTCTTGATTGCTTGACCACCTGCAAGCAACATCGGTGCAGTCAAAGCCATTGACATCTTCGTACCGACAGAGGTCATCTTGCTACCCATGTCGGTGAACTTGTTGCCTACACGAGACGCACTGTCAGCGGCTTGAGTGATCTTCTTCGAGTCGTTCGCAACCTTGCGAGCCATCTCATGATAAGCAAGAGAGAACTCATCGACACCGTAAGACGCTTTCTCGTATGCCTGTTCAACTTTGCTGAGAGATTGCTTCGTCTCTTGAGCAACCTTCTGAACTGCTTTCTCAGCCTTTGCCGCACCAGCAGACGCATCTTGACCGATCTTGTCGAACTGATCGCCAAGAGTTTCAACAGTCTTCTGAGCGGCTTTGACACCAGCGATGAGCGGCTTAGAGTCAAGACCGAGAACGACGTTGACTGTGCCGACTGTTGCTTGTGCCATTGGTTATCTTCTCGATCTTGACTTTGCTCGCTGTTGTTGTTGTTCTCGTTCGCTTGCTTCAATCTTGAACAACGCACACCACTCAACGAACTCTGAACTCGTCATCGTGTCCATAAGTTCGCCGACTGTCATACCTAGTTCACGTGCTAGATGGAAGTAAGATCGTCTTTCAGGTTGGCTTCGCCCGAATCTGTCGGAGAAGCCGAGTAGGACTTTCCCGCTTCATCGATTGCCTTCTCTTTCAAGCCTGAAACTTCGAGACAACTTGTCACGAGACGATCGATGACAGCACCTGACTTCTCAGTCATGAGCCATTGCAAGTCGTCTTCAGTGAACACAGGTGAACCGTCTTCGGGGTCGAGACAACACGTGACGAGAATCTGCCCGTACACGTTCTCGATCTTGTCGCCATTGTCTGACGTGTCTTGACTAGCCGCAACGAACGATGCTCGCTGACGCACAGTCATTGAACGCACTTCAATCGATACGTCCCATTCAGGGATAGCGATGATCTCTCGATCGAGGTCTTGCGCTGATCTGATCTTGTTCTTGATGTTGGACACTTTGGTCACACTCCTATGTTGTTTGTTTGTTATTGAGATCAGTACGTGGTGCGACTGATTGAGCCAGTGACCTGAAGATCAAGGCTATAAGTCACTACGTCACCGACAGGGTTCGAGATCGAGTACGAAGTCACGATCGCTTCACCCGTGTACTTGACGTTGCCAACGGTTGAGCCAGCAGGTCCGAACACGAACGAACGTGATGCAGGTTCTGCACCGCCTGCGATGTAACCGTCAACAGTTGCGTCCCAAATACCTGAGACGCTGATCGTTGCGTCTGTGAGACCAACGATGTACGACTTTGCGCTTGAACCGAACGCAGTGGTCTCAGCAGTGTCAAGAGTTTCGGGAAGATCGACACTCGTGACAGTGTTGCTGATGTCCCGAACAGAACCAGCGGTGTCATCGAGTGTGAAGTTCGTGGACTTACCATGTACGAAAGTGGGCATGACTATCTCCTATTAGTTGCGGGCGAACCCGACGTTGAAAGTGATTGAACCTGAAGAACCTGCTGTGCTTGCATTGACTCTGACGTAACGATTGACAGTGCCTGTGCTTGCTTTTGATACGCCGACTGTTGCACCTGCCGCTACAGCAGTGAACGTGATAAGAGTTGCCCAAGTAGAGTTGTCAGGCGAGTGTTGTACGAGCACAGTTGTTGCACCGCCAGCGATTGAGTTAGTCGTGACGTGAAGAGTCGCAAGCGAACCAGCCGCTGACGATGCGGCATTGTCAACACTTGCAAGAGCACCGAGAGCACTGTAGAGAATTGACGCACCCGTAGTGAGTACGACACCGCCACGAATACCGTACACCTGATCAGTGACAGCACCAGCAGTCGCATTGAAGTCAGCACTCACGCTTGACACGTCAGCAACAGGGTTCGAGATCGAATAAGAAGTCTCGTGTGCTTGACCGACGATGCAACGATTGCCGATCGTGCCTGTGTTGTACACCACAGTGACAGCAGGACTCGATGCTTGACCAAGAAGAGTGCTCAACGCAACGTCAGAGCCGCCAGCGTCTTGCGAGTACAAGCCCGACAGACTCAACGTTGCGTCGTTGAGACCTGTGATGTACGACTTCGCAGAAGAACCGAACGAAGTGACCTCGGCAGTGTCGATCGTCGATGCGTAATCGGCAGAGTTGAAATACGTTGAAAGATCGTAAGCGTCAACGAATACGCCCGTCGACTTGCCGTGAATGAATGTAGGCATCAGATAACCTCAGGTTCAGTTGAAACTTCTTCGACGACGACAGGTGCGTTCTTGCTCTTCTTTGCTGATGCGTCGATTGCTTCGACGTAGCCTTGTTCAAGCAACCACTCTGACTGCTTCACAGTGAGTTCTACTTCGTCGCCTGCTTCGTATCGCTTGTCAGCAACGTCAATACCACTGATGCCGTCTTGTCCACCTGTGACTCTGTATCGCATGAAGTTCCTCATCTGAGATAACGCCGAGCGACAGTCAAGACTTGACGGTCACACGGACACCTACGGCGACGAGCGCACACTTGTTGAGCGAATCGTAGCAGGTGCGATGCTGTCGAGATCGTAGGTTGAGACTGTTTCCTGCGTGATTCTAGGTTCGATAAGTGCTGGTCAGAGACATATTTTGAGAAATGTCGTGCATATGTCGCATCTTGTACAAGTACGTGTATATGATCTCTTCTATGAACAACACCACGAACACCATCAACGCAAGCGACATCATTGAGGGCGGGACGTACATCGTCACGAATTACGTGATCGACGAACCCCGCAAGAAGATGCAAGTCACGATTCGCAAAAGCACAGCCGAGTACGTCACTGCTGAGACAAAAGTTGTCTTCAACAAGATTGCTCATATCAGTCTTGCAACGTGGCCCGCATCGCTCGTCGCTCAGTGGACTTTTGCAGAAGTGAGCAACTGATCATGAACACTTCAGATCAAGTTCAATATCAGCACGCTCGTGCTCGACTTCTTGAAAGCGTAAGACTTGAACGAGAAGAAGAGCATCGCAAGACGATCAAGTACAAGTTCGTCTCAACGATCGTCGAAAGCGGTTTCGATGTCACGTTCGTCAAAGAACAACAGATTCGATGCGCTCGACATCAGCAAAGCATTGCTCAGAATCTTGAGCAAGTTCTTCAAGCACAGTCTGATCTCGACGACGCTCAAGAAGGCAAGACTGTCTTCACGATCTTTGTCGATGAGAGCAAGAAGATTCACAAGATCAACTACCAGCGCATCAACTAACAACAGGAGAAACCATCATGAAGACGAACGCACACTTGATCACCTGCAACGGCGAGAGTCGAGGCAAGTTGTACTACACAACTCTCAACACTTACGAGATGAAGTTTGTGCTAGGCAACTTTCAACTCGACGCAGACGGTGTGACGATCATTGCTCGCAACATCGGCGGTCATAATCGATTCAAGTTCATCACAGTCGATCAGATCATCGACTTCGAGCCTGATCAAGCGAAGTGACTATCGCTCTCACAGATTGACAACAACTGCACTACACCGATCTAGTACACTCAAGACAACAAGAACAGGAGAACAGCAATGCAACAGTCACCCCATATTCATCACTTCGTCATCTCGTTCGACGCTCGCTCTTTCGAGTGGGAATGGAACACAGACGCAGAAGAACAGTTCTTCACAGAAGGCACAGTCGCCAACGTGAAGTACGAAGACGACATCATGTGGACTTCAGCGTATCTCGGTGCGTCGTACGTCGAGAACGAGACAGCGTTATCGGATTCAGTAACGCACGCAGTCAAAGTCTTGAACGATCTCATCACGAAGAAAGCAAGCACACGAGACTCGATCATTCTGAACTCGATCGAAGAGAACACTGACGCTCTTGCTGACGCTCTTGTCTCTCACAGAGATTGGTTCCACGAAGACGAAGACTCAGACATCGAGTCAATCAAAGTCATCGACGAGGCTCTTCAAGCACTTCAGCACGTATACAACCGATTCTTACCTGAAAGCAAACCACTCATGAAAGAGATTCAACCTGATCGCACCCTGCAAGCAGGCTCAGTGCTCACGAACGGTGCGACAGTCGTTGTATGCACGAAGACTCGTGACGCAGTTCCTAGCGACTCGTACGCAACATATATCGCAGTCTGCGTTCGAGACGGTGAGAACTTCCACGACTACGCCGTGTGGACTGTCATTGATCGACCCGAAGGCTTCGTCGCTGAACACGGCGACTATCGACACACCCTCACAGAGGCGATCGGTTGCTACGAGAATCGACGAGGTGTGCTGTGACTCACAAGCAGACGATCGTCAAGAGACAGACGCTTAGGCGTGAACCTCGCATCGGTAGGTGGCTTGACTACATATGGTGGCTCAACTTCTTCTCGTTCGGTGTCAGC